AAATCAGCAAGCGATCTAGTTGGTGACAATGAAGTTGTAAAAGCATTGATAACAAAAGAAGTTATTGGTATGCTATCACCAGCAGAAGCTATTCCAGAATATGAAAATGTTTATATCAAAACTATTCCTGATAGTGATTTGAAAGATTTGATGACGCAAGAAAACGATCAAGTACTCAGTAGAGATTTATCTCCTTCAATGATACCAGAACACGAAATGTATGGTGAAGATGAAGATAGTGAATATGAAACAGAAGAAAATGGAGACAACAGTACTATCTTAGGTGGTGCCGGTACTCCAGTTACAGATGTTGGGACAACATACTATACAGCACAAGTTGCTCCAGTTATGTTGCAAGGCATTAACAGTGGGCGTTAAAAGCACCCATTGTTAGAGTTAGTATAAATACATAATACGATTATTACGTTACAATAAAGGAAACAAATAAAATGGATCAAACATCCTCATTCGTTGGCAACGATCAAGCTACTGTTACTGCACAGGATCACGCAAGTGGTGAAGCAGGAGAGCAAAACGTTAATCCAGGTGCTATTCGTAAAAGCACAACTCAGTCATTGTTAAATGCATTGTCTAACGCAAGTGGAACACAATTCCAATCTGTTGAAGATGCACTAGCTTATATGGCAAGAGTAGGAGCTCAAAACAATAACGGTGGCAACGTACAGCCAGTGGAGCAACCAAGACAACAAAACAGTTCTGGTCGTGTTACTACAAATGACTTGCATGAAAGGTTCAATGAACTTTCGCAAAATCTAGCTCGTAAAGAGCAAGCATTGCGTGAGAGAGATTTAGATACCGATATTCAGCGAGCTATGGGTGACAGATTTGATAATGACTTAGTTGATTATGCATTGAATAAAGTTAAGAGTAACATTCAATGGAACGATGATGGCAGTTATGCAATCGTTAATCAAAAAGGTCAAGAACGATATGGTAGTGATGGTATGCCACTTACAATTCAGGGTTTAGTTGAAGAAGTAGCTAAGGGTAATCCTAAACTATTACGACAGAGCCACTCAAATTCTGGATCTGGTTTAAGACCTGGACAAGGTTCTTTCACTGGTGCGTTAGACGAGGCGATTCCAGATTACTCACGTGATCCGGCAGCTTTCAATGCTTGGGCTAATAAAAATGGCTTAGGTAAGGGAGTAGGTCTCAAAGGTCTAACAGTATCAGCGACAGTACAAAATTCAAGTCGCAAAGTGCTCTAAATGCCAACTTATAATATAAAGGAATAATCATGGCTTATGTTCTCGGCGGTCCAAATAATGAAGGCGATGGCTTCACAACAGCTATCAGCAACTTCGCACTACGTGCTATGCACGAATCCAACGGTTTAGTTAACTTTACTAATGTTGTTGCACCTACACAAGGTCAAACATTCTTAGTACCTAACTTTGCTCCTATCACATACCAAGACTACAATGCTAATGGCACTGGTGGTACATATGGTACAGGTAACGCAGTTGTACAGAATCCAGCATTGGGTCAAGGTACAATTACAGCAACTCCAGCAGTTGCACAAACAGCATTTGATATCTTCTACGGCTGGACTACATCATTCACATTGGCTGCAACGCTAGGTGCTGAATTAGGTGAGAGTTTTGCTGAAAAGGTAGACCAGCGTGTTACAGCGGCTTTCTTAAGCTTCAAAGCAACACCAAGCAACACATACTACACAGATACCCCAGCTGACGGATTCCCACGTGTCTTGCAATTAGGCGCTATGGAATTAGCGGAATCTGGCAATGCATTGGCTAACGCAGTAGTTGGTTTCAGTGATAACACAGTACTAGGTACAATTCGTAACATCAAGCAAAACTTTAAGGTTGCTCGTATGCCTGGCACACCAGTTATTATCTTGGATAGTAATGGTAGTGCAGAAGGTACAGTAGCAGGTCAAACAGGTAGTTCATTGAACCGTCTATTGGCTGAGTTAACTGGTGGTGCAGTATCACAATCTGGTGGTAGTAATCTATCAGCATTGGGTAATGAGTTGTTGGCTACTGGTAAGATTGAAAGTGTTTATGGCTGTATGGTTATGTTCACTACATTCTTGCAGACAGCAAGTCGTACATTCCTAGGCGTAGCTTCACAATCAGTATTGGTTGGTGCATACTTCGGTGACAGTGCATTGTTCACTGTTATGAAAGAAGGATTGCAACTAAAATCTGGTGAAGTTCCAGGTGGATTGCAGATTTGGTTAACTGGTGTCGGATACTTCGGTTCTGGCGTTGGTGACTTGCGTAGAGGCGGAGCGATTAACATTCAGCAGTAATATGAATATGATTGGTAGTCTAAACACTACCAATCAATGTCTAAGGAAAATATAATATGTCGGTACCATATCAACGAATTTCAAATGCAACAGTAGCAGACGTACAGTTTTACGATCCGGCAGCGGAACGTAGAGCGGCTGCACTTGATGTAGATTGGGCTCCATACTTCAAAGTCAGTTCACAAGAGTGGCTATACAAGTTAGAGTTTGGCTGGTGGCAAAAATACTGCGACACAGTGTTGGGTGCTTATTATTATGCTAATCTACCTAATGGACAATTAATCTCAAGTTTTAATCCAAGTCAACTTATAAAGAACGATCAAACACTTATTCGTTTAGACACATTTGGTGCTATCTTAGTTTTTTACGAAAGCTTAGTAACAGATGTATCAAACATGAACGAGGTTGATATGCAAAATTATGAGTTCGCACAAAAGCGTTGCGAAAACGAATGGACTAAAGCGTTGCAACTTATGAACTTCTATGATTTATATCAGGATGCTCCTAACGGACCAACAACAAAACTTGAAGAAAATTGGACAGCAGACGTTGATTATTTCAACGGAGATAGGAGATATTTCTAATGGCTGTATCTACATTATTGGTACCAAACGCTCCACTAGTCAATGAAACACAAATCAGTGACGTATTGAAGCGTGATATTCCTTCAGCTTGGAATATACCAATTTACAGTGACTTCCCTAGCAACAGTGAAAAGGTTCGCTATGGTATCTATGTAAGTGATGTACATACAAATAACCGTAATCCGCATCAGCTAGCAGTTCAATATTGTGGCACAATTTATCATGCATATGATGAATTCAACGTTACATATATTAGCTACCAAGATGATCCATACAACATACAAGTAAATGCTATTATTGCAAATCTTGTTGTTGCTATAAAAGACGACGGTGAGCAATTGTTCAATGGTTACTTTCAACGTGACTTTGACCAAGTTAGATCGTATGGACCTACTCAGGCAGAAAAACATACCTGGACATTCAGTTTATTACGCATGGAATTTAATACTTAAAGCCTAACACAAGGAGAAATCAAATGGCAAGAATTACGGTAAACACAACAGGTACTCAACCAACATTATTGGTAAGTACAGACCTAATTAGCAATAGTGCTAACTGGGGCAACATAGCAAATACACTAAGTGTAACTTGCTTACAAGACGTTACTATCACAAACAGTACAGGTATCTATTCATACATTGATTTCTGTTCTGGTGATATGCAAAAACTAACAACTCCAGCAGATAATGAAATCTCTGTGAACATGGTTATTGACGGTGCTGTGTACTTCGGTACAGACCCAGTAAGTCCAGCAACTGCCGCTGAATACGGTGTTGCAGGATTGTCTAATAACAAAGTTCAAGTACAGTGGAAACTAGTTATGAATGGTGGCAATAGTACAGCAAACGCTTACTACTATGCTGGTCAAGGTTACATCAGTAGCTTGGCACCAACAGTTAGTCCAGACGCACCCGTTTGGGTAACACCAATGACCTTAGCGGTCAATGGCAGTATGGTAGCGGCACAAAACGCTTAATCAACTGATTAGGTAAGACAAAGGAACACCCTAAAAAGTGTTCCTTTTTTAATAAATGAAAGCAACAAATGAACGATGAAAAAGATATTTGGCTACATAGCGATGAAGATAAACTACGTAGCTTGTTAGCAGATGAAGCAAAGATGATGCCCATGCTTGAGGCAATGCAATCAACAATAAGACAACTAAAAGCAAAACAAGCTTTTCGTATCGCACTACTTAATCAGTTACTTGATAAGATAGATACAAAAGAATAAATACTATATAATAATTTACTAAGGAAAACAAATGAAATTATCTCAACTCACAGCAAAACCCCAACTAATAGACGTTCATTTAGATGACGAAGATACCATTAAAGAATTTGGTGAACCAATTGAATTCTGGACATGGGATCGTCAGCCTATGGATGTGTTTATGAAACTAGCAAACGCAAGCGGACAAGATACTGGTGGTATCATTAGTGTTGTTCGCACACTTATCTTAGATGAAAAGGGCAAAGAAGTCCTTAAAGATGACGCTATGCTTCCAACACATGTACTAATGAAAGCTATAGCGAAGGTTACTGAACTATTGGGAAAGTAACAAAAGACACTATTGATCCTAACAGTGAGAAAATGGCACTGATATTAACGATTGATAGTTTAGGTAAGCGTTATGGAATGCTACCAAGCGAGGTATTAGAAAGAAGCAACACGTTTGATTTATATATTATGGATGCATCATTAACATTTGAAAATTATCATCATAAGAAAGCTATGAACAATGGTGTTGCTCCTGCTCCAGATTACTCAACAGATGAGTTGCTCGCCATGTTCAATAAAAATAAGGATCAATAATGTCTGTAACATTAAAAGTTAATACTATAACAAGTAGCTTAAAGCGTATACAAAAGAAGCTTGCTCAAGTGCCAAAAGAAGCGTATCAAGAGTTTGTAGATGAAACTCCTATTCGTAGTGGTAATGCTAGACGCAAAACTAGATTAGATGGTACAAAGATTAAAGCACAGTACCCATACGCTAAACGATTAGATGAGGGTTACAGTAATCAAAGTCCAGATGGTATGACTAAGCCTACAGAAGCGTTCATTAAGAAACGTGTAGCGGCAATATTAAGAGGAAAGTAAGATGGCAGATTTGAATTATACAGTAGATGTAAATGGCAATCCTGCTATTGCATCGCTTAAAAAAATAGAAAACCAAGTTACAGCATTAAACAATGGTTTTGTTAAGTTTAGAAATACATTAGCTACAATTAGCTTTGGTGCCATCGCAGTTAACGCATTACGATTTGCTGACGCAATACAAGATATTAGCGATACTACCGGTGTAGCTACACAAACTATTTTAGGTTTTAGTAATGCTGTAGCACAAAATGGTGGCAATGCAGACCAAGCTCAACAAAGCTTATTAAAGTTTGTACAAACAATTGGGGATGCAGTTGAAGGTAGTAATACAGCACAAAAAGCATTAGCAGACGTTGGTGTTACATTAAAAGACATACAGACATTAAGTGAAGAAGAATTGCTTAAAAAGACTATTGATGGTCTTGGTAAGATGGAGAACGCCGCACAGCGTTTAGCAGTTCAAACAGCACTATTTGGTAAAAATGCACGTGGTGTAAATTTCCCGGGTGTTTCTGGTGGAATGGGCAGTGCAGTTAGTGACGCAGCCAAATACTCTGCCGCAATTAAATCAGCGGCAGATGCACAGCAAAGCTTAGAAAACAATATGCGTAATCTAACTACCGCATTATTAAGTGTTGCTAAGCCGTTAACTGATATCATTAAAGAAGTTAAAATCTCTGTTGACCAATTTGAGAAGCTTATTAAAGTAGTTGGTGTTGCAGGTGCTGTATTAGCATTTAGCGCATTGGGTAAAGCGTTATATTCTGTTGGTAAGTTTATCAATACGTTTGTATTTGGTACGTTACGAAACATGCAAGCTGGTATGAGTACCGCAGTAATGGCAAGTGCAACATTAGGTAATGCAATTAAACAAGTAGTAGATGCTGTTGCATTAGCTCCTGGCAAGTTCAGCGCAATGTTAGCAGTATTAGGATTAAGCGCAGGTGCATTACTAAAGTTTGGTAGCATCATATTTAGATTTTTAGCAGGTCCATGGGGATTATTGTTAACTGGTATACTAATGTTCAAAGATGAATTAGTAGGGTTGATTCCAGCACTAGGACCAGTATTTGATTTTATAGCAAGTGGCTTTGATAGAGTTAAGAAAGCTATGGGCTTTGGTGAAGTAAAAGCACCAAAACTATTTGAGCAAGCAGACATACGTAAGATTGATAATTTAACAGTTGGTATAGATGAAGCCAGTGTTAAGGCAAAAGAGTTTGCAGAACGTCAAGCAAAGTTAGCAGATGAAATTAGAAAAACTAGCAGTGCATATGCCGTAGTAAATGGAGAACAGTTAAAAAATCTTCAAACAGAAACTGAATTAATAGGTAAGAGCGAACAAGAACAAGAAATGACCCGTGCTATAAATGATTTATATAGCCGACAAGTTGACGCATTAAATCAGTTACTACAAAAACGTGCAGAGTATGCTAAAGGTACCGAAGAGCAAAAAGCTAGCTTGGGCGTAATTGATGCCGAAATACAAAAAGTTATTCAGTTAACAGCAGTGCAACGTGATGCATTACCAAAATACATTACAGATTTACAAAGTGCTAGATTATTAGAGCAAGATCGTGTTAATAATTTAGACCGTATTACACAAGCATTACAACGTCAGCAAGACCAAGCAGGCGTTACTAGTAGCATTTACAGTAACCTACAAAAACAGCTTGGCGACATAATGTTTGGTAAAGAACAAAAGGGTCGTTCAGTTTTTGACCAACAAAAAGCTGAAATAGAACGCAACATTCAGTTGTTAGAAGCTGACTTAGCTGGTGCTATTACAGAAGCGTTTAGTACAGAAGATGGTATTAGTAATGTACAACAATATGCGGCTGAGTTAAAGAAAGTTTATGATTTAACTAACCAGTTAAGGGTAGCACAGTTGGGAGAATTAGACGCAAGCACTAAATGGGCTACTGGTTGGCAAGATGCGTTTACTAAGTATACCGATAGTGCGACTAATGCCGCAACAATGGCAGGCAATGCGTTTAATAGCATTACAAGTAATATGAATAGTGCTATTGATAACTTTGTTACAACAGGTAAGTTTAAGTTTGGTGACTTTGCTCGTAGCGTTATACAAGATTTAGTAAAAATACAATTAAAAGCGGCAGCAAGTAAAATATTAAGTGGTGCATCAAATATGCTTGGTAGTTTTGTTGGATCATTATTTGGGTTTGCAGAAGGTGGCAATCCACCAGTCAATAAGCCAAGCATTGTTGGCGAAAAAGGTCCTGAATTGTTTGTACCAAAAACAGCGGGCACAATAGTACCTAATGGTGGTAGTGTTGGCAATGCCGCACAAGGTAACACATACATTACAAATAACATTAGTGCTATTGATGCCAAATCAGTTGCACAATTGTTTGCTGAAAATCGCAAAACATTATTTGGTTCAGTGCAATTAGCACAAAAAGAATTGAGCTATGGTAGATAAGGAATAAAAAATGTCAGGTTTACAATCAATATTAAATTACTGTAATGGTCTACAAATAGATAGACGTAAAGTAGTTGGCGTACAATACACACGAAATGAAATACCCCGTGTAAGTCAAACACCAACAAAAAATCCATGGAAGTTTACATTAGATATGCCAAACAGCTATCGCTACAATGACGCACGTAGTTTAATGGAACAACTTGATACACTAGATAGAATTACACCACAAGTAATTACATTTAGTAATCTTCCGCAATTAAGTTGGATATTTAGATATCAAGGTGCTATGAATAGTGGGCAAATATCTACTATTACAGTACAAAGTTTTGTTGGTAATCAATTAATATTGACTGGACTACCAGCTGTTGGTGCCGGTACAGTACTGTTTCAGCCAAACGATTTAATACAAATTGGAAGTACAGGAGTACATCCTTATCCATTCACAAGTAGAACACAAGTATTGCGTGGTAGTAGTGGTACAGTAACTATAACAACTAACAGACCAAATATGTTAACAGGTACACTAACTGGTTTAGGCATTATTGTTGGTAATGATTGCGAATTTAATATGTTTTGTCCAAATATGCCAACATATAAATTGATCCCAGGTGGATATGAAAGAACCAATAACGTATTAGTTGGCAATGCATTGATTGAGTTTAGTGATGCATTTCAGTTGTATGAATTTGTGGGGACAGCATAATGGAAAACATCCCAGCAGTAGCTAATAATAAACCATTAGTAAACAATGCAGAATTTGTAAAGTTAACAATTTACAATGAGTATGGTAATCTTGCAAACAACAATGTTTACACATTTAGTTCAAGTTATCAATCCGAAACTATTGATGGGCAAGTATACACACCATTAGGTGGCTTACTAGCAGTTGGAGTACAGCAACGTGATATTCGTGTAACAAGTGCAGATACCAGCGTGAGTTTAAGTGGCATTGATGGTAACAATATGTACATTGTGTTAGGATCATTAATACGTGGTAGTAAGTTAGAAATTACACGTGGTTTTTATGATAACACCTATATTTTAACAAGTACTGCTCAACGATTTACTGGCATAGTTACAAACTACAACATTAGTGAAGAACGTCAAGACCAAGATGATAATTTTACAATTACACTTAACGCAAGTAGCTTTAAGAGTGTTTTAGAAAATCGTATTGCAGGTAGAAAAACAAATAGTGAAAGTTGGAAAGAAATTAACCCAACTGATACAAGTATGGATCGTGTTCCAAGCTTAAGCGACAGAGCGTTTGATTTTGGTAAACCACCAGTACAAGGTGCTTCCACACAAAGTCAAGCACAAACTGATGCAAGTCAAATTGCACAAGATACAAATACAGATACATCATATACCAACTTTTAACAAATGAAAATAAGATTAGCAAATAAGTTTGATATTCCTCAATTAGCTGAGATGTTGCGTCATTACAGAGATAGTGGTGCAATTAAAGGGCTAACTGTTGAGAATGAAGAAACAGGAATGAAAATACTTACAGCAATTATTGTTGGGTTGGGTGTTGCATTTGTAAGTGAAAAAGATAACAAACTAACAGGTATGTTGTTAGCAATTAAAAGCCCATTTATGTGGGACGCAAACAAACTTATTATGAGTGAAATTGCATATTGGGTAGAACCAGAACATCGCGGATCAACAGCAGGATATAGATTACTTGCTAAGTATGTTGAGTATTGTGATGAATTAAAAGATGATGGTGTCATTGTAAATTATACAATGAGCCAAATGGAAGGTCAAGAACTAGATTACAGTAGATTTGGTTTGAAACCTATAGAAACAACTTGGAGTATTTAAGATGCCAATTTTTACAGCAGCCGCGGCAGCAATCGGTACATTTTTTGCAGGAATTACATTAAGTAGTGTAGCCGCATTTGCCGTACGTACAATAGTTACAATCGGCATTAGTAAATTAGTTGCTAACAGAGCAAACAAAAGTAGTGCAGGTGCAAGTGATGTTGGAGCACGTGTACAATTAGGTCCAGCAACAAATAACAAATTAGCAGTTAGTTATGGTAGTGCATTTTTAGCACCAACAATTACAGATGCTAAGATTACAACTGACCAAAAGACAATGTATTATGTTTTCACATTGTGTGAAGCAAGTAGTGGTACATTAAGCTTTGGTAAAATCTTTTGGAATGGCAAAGAAGTTACATTAGGTGTTGGTGAGTATGGTGCAAATAATAAAATTGTAAGCTTAACGACAAATGCTACTCCTCCACAAGTAGATACCACAATAGATGGTAAAGCTTATATATATGGATTTATTAATGGTAGTAGTAGTGGTGTTAACACAGGTGGCACAAGTGCTATTACAATATTGCAAGACGCAGGCATTCCTGTAGCAGATCGTTGGACAAGTACTGATACAATGAGTAACACTTGTTTTGCTATTGTTAAGGTTATTTATAACAAAGATGTACAAGATGCTCAACAAATGCCAAGATTAAGTGTACAAGTTATTAACACACTAACAAAGCCCGGTGAAGTATTACTTGACTACATGACTAATACTGTTTATGGTTGTTCAATTGATGTTGCAAATATTGATACTGCAAGTTTAACAGCATTAGATGTATACAGCGATCAATTAATTACGTATGTGCCAGTTGGTGGCGGAACAACAACACAACCTAGATATCGTATTGATGGACCAGTCAACACAGGTGATAACTGTTTAAGCAATTTACAGCAATTAGTTGATGCTTGCGATAGTTGGTTACAGTATAGTGAATTAACTGGTAAATGGACTATTGTAATGAACAAACCATACAGTGGTGTATTGGCTGATTTGTATAGTGTTGATAGTTCAGTATTGATTGGTGGTATTGATATCAACCCAATTGACTTAAATCAAACATACAATAGTTTAGAAGTACAATACCCAAATGCTAACATTAATGACCAAACTGATTACAAGGTAGTTGACTTGACTACAGTTGGAACTGCATGGTATGATCCAAGCTTATTGTCGCCTAACGAACCCGATAACAGATTAACTATTCAGTATCCACAAATTAATAACTATGTTCGTGCAGTGTATTTGGGTGTTCGTAGATTATTACAGAGCAGAGAAGATTTGACTATTGTTTGTAATTTAGACTATAGCGGTATACAGATTGTAGCTGGTGATGTAGTTCGTGTTACATTAGCTGAATATGGTTGGGCAGATAAACTATTCCGTGTAAGCCAAGTACAAGAAACTAAAACAAGCGACGGATTCTTGGGTGCAAGAATTACAGCGTTTGAGTATAACGCAAGTGTGTATGCTGATAACGCATTAGAAGATTTTATTCCAGAAGCTAATACAGGGTTAAGTGATCCTAACATTTTTAGTACTGTGGCTACGCCAACAATAACAACCAGTCCATTAAGTGAGGGCAACGTAGCTACATTTTATGTAACTGGTACAGTGCCAGCTACTGGTACAGTATTATATCTAGATTTTAATTGGGGTACAAGTAATAATGTAGCAACACATCAATTATTTCAAACTATATCTAACGGTGATGGAACGCCATTAACTCCTGGAGACCCCCCATATGTTCAAGCGGGTGATTTACTACCACAAACATATTATTGGAGTGTTACAGCACGAATGAAGC